TACAAGAATTAATTTAATTAATGAAGAAGCAAATAAATTAAATTTATATGTAATGGGATCACATCCTGATACTGAAATAGAGTTTGCAACTGAACAAAAAGAGTTTGAAGGTTTATTTGAAGATGATTATTATCAAATATTTATTCAAAGATTAGATATATTAATAAAAGCATCTGATAATATTTTTAAAAAAGGTTATTATAAAAATTATAATAATAAACAATTTAGGTCTCAAATATTAAACAGGAGAAAATTATGCGAGAAATGAAAAAAATGGGTGGTAAAAAAACCAAAATCATGAAAGGTGGTAAAAAAACTAAAGTAGCTAAAAGAGCTATGGGTAAAAAAACTAAAGTCATGAAATCTATGGGTAAAAAAACTGAAATGCGTGGTATGAAAAATGGCATGAAAGTAGAAAACTTTAAAGACATGATGTATAAAAAGTTTGGCGGTAAAACATAAACCAGTAAACTTTTTTTAGTTATATAAATATTTTTTTATGCCAATAAGAAAAAAGGCTAAGATGCCTCCTAGAAATAAGAAAAACTTTAGACCTACTAAGTCTGGTGCTGGTATGACTAAAGCTGGTGTAAAAGCCTATAGGAGATTAAATCCTGGTTCTAAATTAAAAACTGCTGTTACTGGTAAAGTAAAAAAAGGCAGTAAAGCTGCAAAACGCAGAAAATCTTATTGTGCAAGATCACTTGGTCAATTAAAAAGAAGTTCAGCTAAAACAAGAAACGATCCTAATTCTAGAATTAGACAAGCTCGTAGAAGATGGAAATGTTAAATGGTAATGACTAGAGCTAACTTTGCTGTAATGACAAAGAAAGCACCAGCAAGTAAAAAGAAATATGCCAATAAGAAAAAACAAAGACCCAAAAGTAGGAACAGGAAAAAAACCTAAAGGGTCTAGTCGTAGGTTATATACTGATGAAAATCCTAAAGATACTGTCAGTATTAAATATGCAACACCTGCTGATGCTAGAAAAACTGTAGCTAAAGTAAAAAAAATTAACAAACCTTTTGCAAGAAAAATACAAATATTAACTGTAATGGAACAAAGAGCTAAAGTAGCAGGTAAAAATCAACAAGCTAAAATAGCTAAAGCAGGAAAAGAAGCTATTAGGAGAAAACATGGCAACTAGTGGTACAACTACATTTAATTTAGATTTATCAGATATCATGGAAGAAGCCTATGATCTTTGTGGTCTTACTATGCGTTCAGGTTATGATTATAGAACTGCTAAACGTGCTTTAAATTTAATTTTTTTAGAATGGCAAAATAAAGGTTTAAATCTTTGGAAAATAGAACAAGCATCACAAACTCTTACAGCAGGCACTTCTAGTTATGCAGCAGAAACAAGTGCATTAGAAATAGTAGATGCTTTTCTTCGTACAGATTCTGGTGATACAACAAAACAATTTGATCAAACTTTAAATAGAATATCTAGAACACAATATAATCATCAAGCAAAAAAATTAACACAAGCAAAACCAACACAGTTTTATGTAGATAAAGGAACTTCAGGCATTAATATTGTTTTATGGTCAACTCCAGATAGTGCACAAACATATACACTAGTTTATGATTATATTAAAAAAATTGAAGATGCTGGAGACCCTGCAACTAATAACGCTGATGTTCCTGCTAGATATTTACCATGTTTAACTTATGCTTTAGCATATAATATAGCGTGTAAATCTCCAGAGGCTTTACAAAGAATACCTATGATAAAAATGCGTTATGATGAACTTTGGAATGAAGTTAGTGATGCAGATAGAGAAAGAGCTTCAGTAAAATTTGTTCCAGATAGTAGTGTTTATAATAATTACTAATGTACGCAAAAGGAAAAAAAGCACTAGGAATTTGTGATAGATGTGGTTTTACATATAAACTTTCTGAACTTAAATACGAAATAGAAGATAGTATTAGGAATGGATTAAGAGTTTGTTCTAGTTGTTTTGATCCAGATCATCCACAATTTAAAGTTGGTGAATTACAAACTAGTGATCCACAATCTTTATTTAATCCTAGAACAGATACAGGAGAAAAAGAATCAACTACATATTATGGTTTTAATCCAGTAGCAAGTACAGGAATTGTAATGAAGGGAAAAATTGGTAAAGTAACTATAACAACAGGCTAAAATGACATATGCAGAATTAAAAAGTTTAGTACAAAATTATTTACAAAATACAGAAACTACTTTTGTTTCTGATTTGCCTAAACTAATTGAACAAGCAGAAGAAAGAATATTAAAAACTGTTAATCTTCCTGTATTTAGAAAAAATGTTAGTGGTACATTATCAACAGGAAATCAATATCTTTCTACTCCTTCAGATTTTTTAGATAATTTTTCTTTATCATTTACAAATTCTAATGAACAAACATTTTTATTATATAAAGATGTAAATTTTATTAGAGAAGCATATCCAAATGCATCTACTACAGGATTACCTAAACACTATGCTTTATTTGATGATACAACATTTATAGTTGGTCCAACACCTAATGATAATTTTGTTGTTGAATTACATTATTTTTATAGACCAGCATCAATAACAGCAGGAGAAGATAGTGGTACAACTTGGTTATCAACTAATGCTATGGGTGCTTTACTCTATGGAACTTTACTAGAATCTTATGTATATATGAAAGGTGAACCAGATTTGATGACACAATATGAAAGAAGATTTTTAGAAGCATTAGCTAGATTAAAAAATTTAGCAGAAGGAGATAATACTGTTGACACATATAGAGATGATGTTGTCAGAGTTCAAAGGACATAATGTTTACTGTAGATGTAGAATCAACAATAGGTGATGTAGTTGTAGAAACTACACAAAATAAAGGTTTAAGTCCTGAATATTGGACTGAAAGAATAGTAAATAAAATTGTTAGTGTTAGTGATAATGCTGATCCAATGGTTCAAGCACAAGCTAAAGCATTTAAAGATGCTATACATACAATTGTTTTATTATATTTAAAACAAGCTATAGCAAGTGATAGAGCTACTGTAGCAGGTTTATTAGACAAACAAGGTCATAAAGATATGGCTGATATTATTAGGAGACTTTAATGGCAATTTCACAAGCTATGTGCACATCATTTAAAAAAGAACTTTTAGAAGGTGTGCATAATTTTAAAAATTCAGGTGGTAATACATTTAATCTAGCACTCTATACTAGCAGTGCTTCTTTAAGTGCATCTACAACTGCATACACAACATCAAATGAAGCATCAGGTACTAACTATACTGCTAAAGGTGCATCATTAACCAGAGTTGATCCTACAACATCAGGCACAACTGCATTTACTGATTTTGCAGATTTAACATTTTCTAATGCTACTGTAACTGCAAATGGATGTTTAATATTTAATGATTCAGCTTCAGGTGATCCAGCAGTATGTGTTTTAGCTTTTGGTGGAGATAAAACATCTACAGCAGGAGATTTTACAATACAATTTCCAACAGCAGACTCATCTAACGCTATTATAAGAATAGCTTAATATGGCTACTGTTACAGGTTGGGGTAGAGGCACTTGGGGTCAAGCTGGGTGGGGAAGTTCTATACCTGTAGAAGTTACTGGTCTAGCTGGTACAAGTGGATTAGGTTCTGTAACTGTTGTTGCAGAGGCTAATGTAACCTTAACTGGTAATTCAGGTACATCTGCATTAGGTAGTGAATCACTAGTAACAAATAATAATTTATCAGTTACAGGTCAAGCTGGAACTAGTGCAGTAGGATCAGTAGCTGTAAATGCAGCAGCCGTAACAGGTGTATCAGCAGTAGCATCAACATTAAATTTAGGTGATGAAAATTTAATTACTAATAATAATCTTAGTGTTACAGGCTTTGCAGGTACATCAGGATTAGGATCAGTTACAGTGCAAGCAAATGCAGACATAGATGTAACTGGTAATCAAGGAACAACAGGTTTAACTGGAGTAAATGTATGGGGATTAATTGATGATTCTCAAACTCCTAATTATTCTATAATTAACACAACACAAAATCCAAATTGGAAGGAAGTAGCGTAATATGGCAACTTATGTAAATAACTTACGATTAAAAGAAATAGCAACTGGTGATGAATCAGGTACTTGGGGTACATCCACAAATACCAATTTAGAACTTATTGGAGAGGCTTTAGGAATAGGCACTGAAGCTATTACTACTAATGCTGATACTCATTCTACAACTGTAGCAGATGGAAGTTCTGATGCAGGTAGAGCAATGTATCTTAAATATACAGGTGCTTTAGATTCAGACTGTACTATAACAATTGGTCCAAACACCATGAAAAGAGTACAAATTATTGAAAATGCTACCACTGATTCAGGTAGTAGTGGACCTTATAATATTATTATATCTCAAGGTTCAGGTTCAAATGTAACTATTGCTAACGGAAAAGTAGCGGTAGTTCAGTTAGATGGAGCAGGTTCAGGTGCAGCAGTATTAGATGTATTTACTGATCTACAAGTAACAGATACTTTATCTATTAATGGTACAACTTTAACTATAGGTGATGCTACTGCTGAAGATACTAAATTAGTATTTGATGGTAATGCACAAGATTATTATATAGGACTAGATGATAGTGCTGATGATTTAGTTATAGGTCTTGGTTCAGCCGTAGGTACAACACCTGCTATTGAAATTGATGAAAATCAAGATATTAAATTTGCTCAATCTATTGGTGTAGGACAAGCAGCATCTTCAACAACAGGAGATATTGTTGCTCAAACTATGGCTTTAAAAGGTACAACTCCTACTCTAACAATAGGAGATGCAGGAGCAGAAGATACTAAAATTGTATTTGATGGTAATGCTAAAGATTTTTACGTTGGTTTAGATGATAGTGCTGATAAATTATTAATTGGTGAAGGATCAACAGTAGGAACTAATCCTATTTTAGCTATAACAGATGATTCAGTAGTTCTTGGTGATGGTGCAGCAGCAGATTTATCTTTGTTACTTGATGGCAATACAGTTGATTTTCACATTGGTTTAGATGATTCAGCAGATGATTTAGTTATAGGTACAGGCAGCACTTTAGGATCAAATACAGCAGTATCTATAGATGCAAGCAGTAATACAACTTTTGCAGATGGGTCAATAGATGTAGATATTGCATCACATGATGGAAGTAATGGTTTAAAATTAGGCGGAACATTAGTAACAGCTAGTGCAGCAGAAATTAACTATACTGATGGAGTAACTTCCAATATACAAACTCAGCTTGATACAAAAGCGACAACAGGTAAAGCTATTGCTATGGCTTTAGTCTTTGGTTAAAATTAGGAGAATATTATGGCAAATCCAAATCTAGTAAATGTAACTACGATAAATGGTAAAAGTATTAATGGTGCTTTAACCACCACTGTTACAACTGATTTATTAACTTGTGCTAGTGATAAACTAATAAAAGTTAATAGCATAATTATAGCTAACATTGACGGCACTAATTCTGCAACTGTAACAATGGGAGTTATTAAAAGTGGTGGTTCAGTTGTGCTATTTGCATCAACCATTGCTGTTCCAGCAGATGCAACTCTTGTCTTAATAGATAAAAATTCAAGTATTTATTTACAAGAAGGAGACATCTTAGAAGGTGGTGCAAGTGCTAATTCAGACTTAACGTACACCATTAGTTACGAAGAACTAGATGACGCTTAAGGAGGTATTTAACAATGGCTCATTTTGCAGAACTTAATAGCAGTAACGAAGTATTACAAGTAGTAGTTATATCAAATGATGATGTAGATGCTAATGGAGGAGATCAGTCCTCACAAGCTGAAACTTTTGTATCTAACTTGGTCCCACATTCAACAGGTGGGGTGGCATGGAAACAAACTTCATATAATAATAATTTTAGAAAACAATACGCAGGTGTTGGATATACCTACGATCCATCTAAAGATAAATTTATAGCAATTAAACCTTATGCTTCTTGGGTATTAAACTCTGATGATGATTGGGAAGCACCTATTGCAGTGCCAACTGTTAATGAAATAGGAGGTGAAACTGTTTACATTAGTTGGGATGAATCTAATACTAGATGGAAAGGCGAAACAGTAGATCAAAGCACAGACCCTATGACAATTACAGAGTACATTTGGAATCCTGATACATCTTCTTGGAGTGAGGCTTAATTATGGCAGACCTTAATGGTGGTGTTATTGGTGTATCAAACGCAGTACAAGATATTACTCAAAGTGCAGTTACAAGTACATTTAACTCAAGTGGAACATTAACTACAGAACAATATACAACAGAACTTCAATATTTAATCATTGCAGGTGGTGGCGGTGGTGGAGGCTCTAATGGTGGTTCCAACCATGTAGGAGCAAAAGGTTCTGATTCTTCTATAGCAGGAACACCTATAACCACAGTAACCTCAGAAGGTGGAGGTGGTGGTGGTACTGGTGCATCTTATTCACCTTATCCATATCCTGGTATCAATGGAGGTTCAGGTGGTGGAGGTGGAACTACTTTTTTTCCACTAGGAACAGGAACACCAGGACAAGGACATAATGGTGGTGCTGGTTCTAGAGCAGCAAATACTGGTGCAGATGTTGCAGGCGGTGGAGGCGGTGCTGGTTCTGCTGGTTCAAATGGCGTAGGAGCACCTACCTATGCAAGTGGACCAGGAGGAAATGGCGTTGCATCATCTATCACTGGATCACCTGTAACAAGAGGTGGTGGAGGTGGTGGAGGATCATACTATTTTGGTGTTCAAACAACTGGTACTGGTGGTCCTGGTGGCGGTGGTACAGGTGGTAGCACTCAAGGTGGTACACCTGGAACAATGTCAACATCTGGCTCTGCTAACACAGGTGGTGGAGGCGGTGGCTATGCTGAAGATTCTATAAATTTTCAAAACTTTGGTGGTGGAGGAGGAGCAGGTGGATATCGTTGCTCTGTACCTGGTGAAAGTTCTGGAGGAGGAGCATCTGCTGAATCAGTTTTAACAGTAACAGGTAGCACACCCTATACAATAACAGTTGGTGGTGGTGGTGCAGGAAGTCCAGTTATTGCATCAACCCCATCTACAACAGCAGGAGGTTCTGGTGTAGTAATTACAAAACAACCTGCGGTTGAAATTACTATTGCATCTGGAGTTTGGAGTATAGATGCAGTTTATGAAAATGTAAAAGCAGGAACGTGGGTGTAATATGCCTAGATTAATTGGTGCGTTACAAAATACTCAAGCACAACAACTTACTACTTTTAATTCAAGCGGAACTCTTACAACTCAGCCACTAAGCACATCTATTGAATATTTAGTAGTTGCTGGTGGTGGTGGTGCAGGTGGAGCTCAAAATTTTGTAGATGCTGGTTCTGGAGGCGGAGGAGGCGGTGGTTTTCGTACTGGAAACACTCCTGTATCTGGAAATTCCCCATACCCTATAACTGTTGGTGGTGGTGGAAATGGCGGTGGTGCAGGAGCTCCAGGTAGCAACGGATCAAACTCAGTTTTAGGAACTCCAACACCAATTACTTCTGCTGGAGGCGGAGGTGGTGGTTCTGGAAGAACAGCACCAACTGGTTCAGGAGTAGGCATTGCTGGAGGCTCTGGTGGAGGTGCTGGAGGTTATGGTGGAGCTTACTCAGGCGGAGCAGGTAATACACCCTCTGTAAGTCCTTCACAAGGAAACAATGGCGGTGCTACAACAGTACCAGGCGGTCCTAGAGGTGCAGCAGGTGGAGGTGGTGCTGGTGCTGTAGGACAAGATGAACAATCACCACAATTAGGTGGAAATGGTGGAGCAGGTGCACCATCAACTATTTCTGGATCAGATGTTACATATGCTGGCGGAGGTGGTGGAGGTTGTAGAACTAACCCAACTGAAGCAGGAGGTGGAGATGGTGGTTCAGGAGGAGGAGGTGATG